TCAAGCGCGAGGTTGAACACAACGAAGCGAACATCAGGGACAGGGGTTTTCGGCGTGTTACGGGGTGGGACGGCGATTGCCCACGATATCCCGGCATCCCAGCCGATGAGGAGCCTGGGGAATCGATCGGGGGGCGTTTTTACGATTGGGAAGATCACTGCTACATGCTGAAGCACAAGGACGTCCCGACCGTTTACGTGACAGAACCATACGTCGAACGGGTTCAAGGCGAAGTCTTTTTGGAGTTGGCAGAACTGGTCAAAGACGGCTGGTACGTTCAGATAGCCGAAGGCTTGTCGCTCCACAATCCGGGGCGGACTCTTCCGATCTGGATCACATGGCACAACAAAAGCACCGATCATCGCCTCTTGGACGTATCGCTGACGAACTGTGGCCCGGATTGTGAATTCTGTTAGAAAGGGGATGCCAATTGCATCTGCATGAATGTCCCGAGTGCGAATACCTGTTTAGAGCGAGAAAGAATCGCCGGTGTCCTAAATGCGAGGCCTTGATCGTTCATGGCGGGGAATGGTTTTCATCGGAGGATAAACCAGTGTACATCTGCGACAAGAAAAAAAGCGTCAGGGGTCGAGGCCCGAAGGCGGTTATCGTGCCTGTTAAACTCAACGCCGGGGGTTAAATGTGGCACTTCTTATTGACGATCAATTAACTGGCATTGACTGTCAATGAGGTATATACCATTGACAATCAACCAATCACCATTGACAATCAACGACAGATGCTCTTACGCGGGCGCGTAGGACGTCTTACGATATAAGACGGCTTTCCATAAAAGGAAAGACGTCTCCCTAAGAACGACGTCTTAGGGAGGATATGCTGATCCCATCTTTTGGATGGATCAGCGGGAAGGATTAACGACATGACATCTTCGGACAATGCGTCGCCGATCGAGGTGACGTTTGAGCCAGACCGGCGACTGTCGAAGAACGGCCTAAAAAGAGGTCATTACAGGGAACTCGCTGGACTTACGGCGACGCTACGAGAGGACGCCCGGTTGATGGCGTCGTCGGAAATAGCCAGGCGGCCGGGGTGGGTTACGGCGGAACATGTGACAGTCGATATTGTGCAGTTCTGGTGCGGTACAGGGCAGTTTGACTACGAGGGCTTGGCGTGCGTTTCTGCGCCCGTTATAGACGGGATGGTTGCGGCTGGCGTAGTAGTGGACGATAGCCCGCGGCACGTTGTAGGGTATAGGCTGTGGTTTGAGCGCGTCGCCCATAGGGTAGATGCGCGTGTCGTGGTTACGATGGCGCCGAAGAAAACTGGATCAGAGCATGGGTTATCAGTACAGAAGGCGGTGAAGGCCTGATGCCTAGACGTAACCGGGTCGCACCGAATTCCGCACCGACAGGACAGCGTCGGGCCGTGGCGGAGACGCGGCGATACCAGATGCTGGAACTGTACAAGGGGGGCGCGACCGAACCCCAGATCGCCGAGGCGTTGGGCGTCGACAAGGCGCTGGTCCACCGGGACATCAAGAGGGTACTGAACGACCTGGCGGAAAAGCATGTCGGCGTTGCTGATCAGGTACGCGGGCTTCAGATGGAACGGTACACGACGTTACTGTCGCGATGGTGGCCGGGAGCATTGGGCGGCGACGAGACATCGACCAAGATGGTGCTGTCTATATTGCATAGGATCAGCGAGATCAACGGGGTGATCCCCGACCGTCCGCTGATAACGATCGACCAGCGGTCGATCAGTCTGACTCAGGGCGACATTACATTCTCGATTGAGGCTGCCAGTGGTAACGAACTCAACGGCAACATACAAGAGGCCGACACTATATCCGAAACAGGAAGCCGCGATCTTCTCGGCTGATCGATACGCGATCATCGAGGGTTCGACGAAATGCGGGAAGACCATAGCGTGTATTGCGTGGCTCCTCGAACGTGCGCTCGCCGGGCGGCGCGGCCATGCGTTCTGGTGGGTGTCCCCGGTATATCCACAGGCGAAGGTCGCATTCCGACGGCTGAAGCGCGGCCTACGCCCTGACCTGTACACGGCCAACGAAAGCGAATTGACGATCACGCTGGCTCACGGTGCGACGATCGCGTTTAAATCAGCGGAGAAACCCGACAATCTTTACGGCGAGGATGTATACGCCGCGGTGATGGACGAGGCGTCGAGGATGCGTGAGCAATCGTGGCACGCGGTGCGGACGACCCTGACGGCGACACGCGGCCCGATTCGTATCATCGGCAACGTCGTCGGCCGTCGGAACTGGGCGTACCAGATGGCACGGCGAGCCGAAGGCGGAGAGCCGGGCTGGGCATATTCCAAGCTGACCGCCGCCGACGCGATCGAGGCCGGGATCGTCGCGTCTGACGAGATCAGTCAGGCGGAGCGCCAGCTACCAGAGGCCGTGTTCCGCGAACTCTACTATGCCGAACCGTCCGATGACGGCGGCAATCCATTCGGACAGGAATCGATCAGGGATTGTATTGGGGACATATCGACCGCCCCCTCGGTGGTGTACGGCGTCGACCTTGCGAAATCGGTCGACTGGACGGTGGTGATCGGACTCGATGACACGGGCGCGGTATCCCGGTTCGATCGATACCAGTGGCCGTGGGAAGAAACCGTTGTGCGCCTGGTGGCTGAGATCGGCGACACGCCGGCGGTAGTCGACTCTACAGGCGTGGGCGATCCGATCGTCGAGCGGCTACAGCGGGAATTGGGAAACGTCGAAGGGTATTCCTTCTCGTCATCATCCAAACAGCGGCTGATGGAAGGACTCGCCGTCGCGATCCAGCACGGCGAGGTCAAGTACCCTCAAGGGATCATCGTGTCGGAACTCGATGCGTTCGCGTTCGAGTACACCCGGACGGGCGTGAGGTATTCGGCGCCGTCGGGGATGCACGACGACTGCGTGATGGCGTTGTCGCTGGCGGTGTATGGTCGCACGGGGGCGCCGGGGATGGGCGTATGGTAACGATGGCCAACGGCGAACGACGCGACCGTCTACGGGCGGACTGTTAACAGATGGACACGAAGGAGATGCGTTGTCACCAGTGCGGAAAACTACTCGCGGAAAAAGCCGGGCGCGGTACGGTGATAGTTTGCTCCAGATGCAAGGCCAGAAATGAGGCGGATTGATTTCCCGTTTTTGAACCCGCGGGGTTTACAATGAGAGTTTGACACCCTCGCAATCCAAGTGATATCGTGCTTCGCAGTGGCCTTCTGCGATGTGTCCAGTCAGGGTTCCTGTACTCCCCTGATACAACGCTTGGAGGCCACTATGCCGTTCTGGGATCGATGGGCAAAGCAAGAAGATTCGGTGTCAGGCACCGTGCCGATGTCGAACGACCTGAGTGGGGTTGAGTATCCCGATGGAAACTTTGAGAACTTCGCGGCACAGGGCTATGGCAAAAACGAGATAGTCCATGCGTGTATAAGGGAACTGGCAGTGTCAACCGCCGCGCCGCGGTATTTCATCCACGCCCGCGACAGTCAGGGGGGATTGGTTGAACAACCGGCCAGCCCATACGCCCAACTGCTAGAACGCCCGAACGCCCAGAACGATTTCTATCAATGGGTCGAAAGATTCATCACCTATCTATATGTTGCCGGCAATGTTTACGTTCTGAAGGAACGAAGCCGCACGAACAAGATCACGGCCCTCTGGTTATTGAGGCCGGACAGGGTCACGATCTCGCCCAATAGCATGGGCGCCCACGGGTATCTCTACACGATCGACGGCAAGGAATATCATGTGACGGCGTCAGACATGGCCCACATGGCCTTCCCGAATCCGGGGGGCGACGTATACGGGCTGTCACCACTGTCAGTGATGGCCAAGACCGTGAACCTAGACCTGGCTATGACCGACTTTGCAAAGCTATTTTTCCAGAACGCCGGCGTCCCGTCGGGGTTATTGAAGGTTAAGAGGCGGATCAGCAGCCAAGAGGAAGCGAGCGTGATCCGATCCCGCTGGCGCTCGTCGTTCGGCGGTGCCAACAACATGCACCGGGTGGCGATCCTCGACAACGATGCGGAGTACCAGGCGATGGCCGCGGCCCCGAAGGACATGGATCTGAAAGGGCTTCACGACCTCACCGAGACCCGCATCTGTGCAGTGTTCGGGGTGCCGCCGATCCTGATCGGGGCGAACGTCGGGCTTGCGCGATCCACGTATTCTAACTACCGCGAGGCGCGGTTATCATTTCATTCAGAGACCGTCGAGCCGCTGGTGTCGCGGTTCGTCAGGTTCATCAATTCCAACCTGTCCCCCGACTTCGGGAACGATCTGAAACTCGGCGTCGACTTTTCTCAGGTATTGGGATTCCTAGACGACCGGGATTCCCAAACAACGAGGGTATCAACCTTGTTTACGTCTGGGATCATCACGCTCAACGAGGCGCGGGAACAAGTTGGCCAAGACGCCGTCGAGACGGGGAATGTCCGGCGGATCGATGCGACCACGCTTGAGGTTCCGATGGTGTCAGCCAGCCAGCCGTCGACCCTCGCAATCGCTGACGGGCCGATAGCCAAGGAACTGACACCCGCGGAACTCGATGTCATCAAGGCGCCACCGAAGCCGACCCAGAGGGCCGTTCGCCTGACGCGCCGCTTACTGGCGGAGCGCGACGCACTGACCGACGAGTTCGCGGTAATCACTGAACGATATTATCGAACGCTCCGCGATCGCAGCATGGGCGTGCTGGGGCGCATGATGGAACGGAGTCACCCGATCGAGTGGCTCAAGGAACAAAAGGGGCCTGATGATGCGTTCGGGATAGACGCCGCAGACGCGCTGATAAATTCAGCATCGGCAAAAGAGGAACTGAACGACATCCTGTACCACGCATATGTAAAGACGTCGAAGGCGACATATCAATCGATAGATGATTCCGGCCTCGCGGGGTCGGTGCGCTGGTCGGCGAAAGACCCGGTCATCACGGGAATACTGACAACGGTCGACGGGCGGGTTCAGATGATCCACCGCACGACTCAGAAAATGCTGAAGAAGGCGATCGAGACAGCTATGGGCCGCGGGTACACGATCGAGCAATTGACACGCGGCGTCCCCGGCGAAAATTTCCCCGGCGTCCAGTCCCTGATGAACGAGCCGATCCAGTGGAAGGCCCGCCGGGTGGCACGTACCGAAATAATGAGAAGCCAAAACCTAACGACAACGAGGTTATATGAAAAGCAGGGGTTCCGATATGTACAGGCGTCGGACCTCGATGGTGGGGTTGATAACTACGTCGACCCCGCGGACGGTCGAACGTGTTCTCAGCGGAACGGTCAGATATATCGAACGAACGAGGCGGAGAACGTGATGGATCACCCGAACGGGACGCTCACATGGATGCCGCTCCCGTCCGACTACAATCCCGAAGGGGTTCGCACGCCGCAAGTCCCAGACGTAGCGCCCGAAGTCCAGGTTGAGACTACCGCACAAAACTATATCCCTCGTATGAACATGAAAAAGGGGGTATCAGGGAAGGCCGCGTCAGAGGTAGGGCGGGCGATATTCCAGACCGTAAACAGCTTGAAGTCGAAAAAGATGCAGAAAAAGATTATGGGACTACTCGACGACCCGGAGACGGGGATCAGGGTAACAAAAGCAAACGCCCGCGCCTTCATCAGGGGGAGAGGGAAGAAAGTGTCCGGGTTCTATAATCGCGCCCGCAACGACATATATGTCGCGGACAATGCCGGCATCTGGGCGACTCACCATGAGATCGGCCACCAATTGACGATCAAGGGTGCCATGACGAGTCGGAATTGGAGCCAGGCGGCCGGGAAATATGTTGCTGATCCTGATGACATCGCGTTCGTGTTCACTAATGCCGAGTCCCACTTTACTGTCGCGGTAAACAAGACAGTCGCGGCAGAGGTGCTTGGGATCGACGAGGCGATCGCGTTCTATAAAGAGGTCGGGGCGGCGTGGGCAAAGGTATCAGACGAGTCAGTGAAACTAAAAAAGCTGATTGGGGCGCGGGAGTTTGAAAAAGCCCCGTCGTTTACGGTTAGCAAATACGCGGAAACCAGCCCGGCGGAATACATGGCTGAAGGATTCCAGTTTGCCATTACCAATCCTGACAAGCTGAAGGAAACCGACCCGGCCCTGTATAAAGTG